AATAAGTTACTCTTCTAATAACGTGTCCTTCTTTATCGTGAGCATGAACAACGATATCTGATATAATATTTTTCTTATAATGTACAGAACCATCTTCATTATTCCAAACAAGGTCGTACCAATCTTTCATCATTCTGAATGTAAAAACTTGATAATTATCATTTTGATTCATATTAAAATCAATTGAAACTTCAGTTGAAGTTGTATCTGGAAACATTAAGAATTTTCTAGTTGAATACTTAAATCTTTGCTCTGTTGCAGCAATATCTGGATATGTTGGGAATGATATTTTAGTTGTATTCTCTAAAAGTAGTGTTTGATAATCTTCGTGCAAATCACGTATCGCTTGTGGCAAAACTATAACTACTTCATATAGATTTGGATATACAGGTTCCCATACTCTGTTGTGCGATTGTATATTACTAAAATGTGGTAATGGCATAATTATTTTATTATTTTTTGTTATACTTATATATAAATAAATACAAACTCGGTTTTTTCAACTATTATTATATATAAAATTCAAATAATGAAAAAACACATTTTTTGTTATGTTTTTTTCGACCATACAAAACAAATATGTCCTGAATTATAAATTCTATAAATATTATTTGAATTCATAATTTCATGTTCACTGCCTACACCATTTAATTTATTTTTTCTAAAATTGAATCTATGTTTTCTAATTTTGTCTATGATATAATGATAACTTTCTTTTGTTGTGTGTTTTTTCATAAAATTCAAATGAATATATAAATTACCATAAGAATAAGATCTATCAGCATAGGACACTATATTATTTACAATATAATTATTAGTAAAATATTTGAATAATTTACTAGCACCACCAACAATATTAGTATTTAATTTATTACAAAATCTCAATAATTCAAAACTATATTTATCAATTTTACCTATACCTAATCTATTTTTACCAAAAGTCATCAAAGAAACTAATTCATTATTGTAATATAATCCCAATTTTATTGAAGAACCAACAAAACCTTGTAAGTGATTTTTATCCAGAAAATCTCTGATTAAATTATTATCAGTTATTTCTTTTATTTCACATTTTCTTGCATAAATCTTATTTGGTGTTTTTCCTAATTTATTTGATATCATTGATTTAACTATTTCTTGTTTATAATTCCAATCGTCTTCCCAAACATGTATTAATTGTATCTGTTTTTTTAAACAAGATTCAGTTTTATCATAATGATAATTTTTTGGTTTATGTAACTCTGAATGCCAATAAAGACCATTAAATTCAAATGCTAGATTCAAATCAGGCAAATAAATGTCTAGTTCTTTATTTATTATTTTTCTAGAATTTTCTATTACTTCACCATTATAATTTTCTTTGATAAATTTCAATAATTGTTGTTCTAAACCTGAAACAGATTTATTAATAGGATTGCATATAGTACATAATACAGTATTCGTCCTTCTTCTACTATTCAATAATATATAATTTATCTTAAAAATATGACCATCTTCACACATCATAGTATATTCTTTATTTTCCAAATCTAATTTCAATACATTATATTCTGGATAATATGATAAATATTTTTCAAGTATTGTTTTATTTAATTTATCTATAGTTTTCTTTTTTATCTCATTATTTTGTAATGCAAATTCGACACCATATCTATCTAACATAGTTTTCTTAATCTTGTTATTTATTTCATTATTTTGTTTTACATTTTCAACTCCATATTTTTTCAAATTGGTTTTTTTCATTTTATTTTTAATAGTATCAGAATGTAAAGGTATATTTACCCCATAATTAGAATTTAAAGTTGATATAGCTTTCTTTTTTATATCATCATTTAATAAAGGTGAATTTGTACCGTATTTTTTATTATTCGTTTTAATGATTTTATTTTTTATATCAATATTTTCTGATGGTGTATTTGTTCCAAATTTATTAATATTTGTTTGTTTTCTTTTTTCTTTTGTTTTTAGACTATTATCCATACATTTTTTAGAACAGTATTTATAATAACCTATAGTGCTATTTTTAAATTTAACATGATTATCACAATAACATTTTACAATATATTTTATATCATTATACCAATTATAAATTTGTTGTTTAAATGGTAATTCTGTTAATTTATTTTTTTCAGAAAAAAATATCACATCATTTAATATATCTATATGATATTTTTTTAAATAATTTTCTCTATACATTTTTCCAGATTTATCTAAATTTTCAAAGAATTGTTTTCTCATTTCGATATAGGTTTCTTTTATTCCTATATATATTAAAAGAAAAAAGCCAAAAATTACTTTTTGGCTTTTTAAAAATTATATTATATTTGTTATGCGAATCCTCCTGATTCGATATCACCTTTCTTCAAGATTGTTATGTTATTAACAATTATAGCCATACCTTTTATGATTTCAATATATGTATCAAGTACACCCATTTGTAAATCTATGATATAATTTGTATTGTTTGTTGTGTCAATAACGTTTCTGAAATCATATAGTGCGTCTCTGTCTTGTAAATCTTTACATATTCTATCTGCTCTAAATTTAATTTCTGCTCTTATTTCTGGTGTGTTAAATCTCCATTGATATCTTAATAACATATCATATATAGAGTTTTCTAATTCGATTAACACTTCTCTAGCGTGTATTATACTCAATGAACTATAAGGATAAACTTGGGCTGTACTTTCTGAATTGATACAGTATCCAGCGTTTAACTTCTTAACTATTGGGTTAAGGTTCATTTGATATAAGTTTTCTAAATCATCGTTAGTTAAATCCATTTCAACTCCTGCGATATTTGTAACTCTACCATTACTAATACCAGCTGCAATTGTCCAAGGCTCTACAGATGATTGTGTAGTTATATGTTTTTGCATATATGTTGTTGCTACGTGTGATGATGGTGGTATATTTAATGGTCTACCATTATCATTTACTGTTACATATGGGAAGAAATACGCTACTGTTGAACGTCCTACTCCTGCTGCAAAAGAATATAAGAATGATGGATTTCTTGTTTCGTCTCCACCTTCCATTAAGTATGTTGTGTTTAATGTTCTATCATCATTGATAAAATATGGATTAGTTGAGTTCTTCAATGTTTTAACAGACGGTGCGTTAATAAATCCTAAACAATTTAATTTCATACCACAAAGGTCTGCATATTGTTGTTTAGACGCTGCTGTTAAGCCAAGTCCGAATGAATCTACTAAGTATCTCCAACTAATTTTATTCTTATTAACAAGACCTTTTGCAAGGTTTGTTGTTTTAGCCATTGTATCAAGTATTGAACTTTGTCTTGATTCTGAACCATCTGGTAAAGATTGTGAACTTATAGTGAATGGTGTTAATAATACACCTTTATAAGTACTTACATAAGTATCAATTTGAGGATATAATGTTGTTTGATAATCTGATGTTGTTAAATCTGATTGTGTGATTGTAGTTATTTTAACTGGTACATCAGTATTTAATACTTTCAAACTAGTGTCTACTGTGTCTATAGTAGTTGATATAACTCTTGCTAATTTCTTTGGAGTGTAACCATACATGCTACCACCTACTGCGTAATCAGCCTCATTATAATATGCTTCTAAGAAACTACCTTTAACTACTTCTGAAAATCTTGTTTTATCAACTTTAATTTGATATACCAAGTTAGGTAATTTTGTAGTGTCTAATGATTCAATTTCTACACTTTGTTTGTAATTTGATATATTTGACCAAACTATAAATTCATCTCCGTAATTTGAAGTCCAGCTTTGTATTGGATTTGATGAAGCAGATGATGTTGTATCTGTCATAAAATCAATATATAAACTTGATGTTTCTAACCACATTTTTAAATATATTTGGCTATCTGTTGTTGTACCTGTTGGATCATTATTTATATAACCATAATCTCCATTATTTATTTGTCCATTATAGTATCCTAAATAAATATCTGAATATTGACCTATAACTCCTGCATTAAGAACACCATCTTGACCTAGTGTAGCTAAATCATCTGCTGGTGCTAATGTAGTTATTAATCTATCAATACCTACTGATGAAAGACCATCATCTAAATAAAATTCATTATCTAAGTAATAAACTAACCATTGTGATGTGCTACCAGTGTTATAAAATTCATTTGCTGTTTCTGTTGTTGCAAGTGGAATTTTAATTGAAGCGTCTCCAGTCACACCATAATCTGTAAATGTTGCACTTTCGATAGGGTATTTATATCCTGTTAAATAGTTTATAATCAATCCTTTTGAATCGTCTAAATAACTTTCCATTTCATCATATGCTGCTCTGTATCTTATTTGATTGTAATCTGATAAATCAGTTGTTCCAACTGTATTTGTAAATGTCAATAATACATTGTTGAAAGTTGAACCAGATGTAACTGATGCAGTTATATCTGTTAAAGGAACATAGCCTGTTTCATCTAATGTGATAGATGTATATTCAACAACTAATCCAATATCAACTGCTGTTCCTGCTGTTAATGTTAATCCTGATGCCATACTAAGATTCACATAACCAAGAATTATATAATCACTATATGGTGTGCTTGAAGTAATTGGGAAATCAGGTAAAACAGCACTACTATTACTCACTTGAGTACCTTTTAATATATTAACAGTAGCATTATCGCCTTCTGTTAAATAAAGTACATCATATCTTTCATAACCTTGTGTTGATAAATCTGTAAATGTTAATGGCTCAAATGTATAAGATGTTGTTCCTGTATCAAATGAATAGTTTGCGCCACCTAAATTAAATGAAGCATTACCTAAACTAACATCATCAATAACTATCGTACCTTTTTGTACATATAAATCTGAATATATTCCATCTGTAAGACTCACTGGTGTTCCACCTAATGTAGTTGAAACTGTAAACCAGTTGTGACTTTGTACTTGACTTGTAACATAATATGCGGTATTAGCTGATAAACCACCACTAGCTTTATTAAAGTAAACTAAATCATTTACTTCTAATTCTGTTTGTGCTATTGTCCAATCAGTAAATTCTCCTGTTTGTGAAATATATAACCAACTTTGAGCAGAAGCATATTCAATACCAACTACGCCCAACAATGTTGAACCAGTTGCACCTATATTTGCTGTATCTACATACCAATTTGTTCTATTTCCTGTTCTACTATCTTTTCCTGCAACACCAGAACTACCATAAGGCATATCTACTGCATAATTACCGAAAACATTATTGTAACTATCTAATGGTACTTGTGTGTATGTTAATGATTCTATGATAGTTTCTTGATAAGATAAGAAATCAAGTGTTGATGTTTCTTGTCCTACAACACCATTACCTAAGATATCAATTTTTCCATTTGGATAATCAGTATCTAATAATAAATCTTCATAATAAGTACAGAATAAACCTGTCTTATCTGTTTCATTATTAATAACTGATTTGATATACATATCTCTGTTATTTAAGTCTTTAAAATAAGGTATAAGAGATACATCATAATATGCAACAGTTGTTACATTTGTTTCATCTACAAAATCTTGAATTAAAGTTTTATCTAAACCTTCTGATGTGAAGTATGTTCCCCAAGTTGTATCAACTGAAAGAGCATCATAATCTGTCCAATCACCAGATATTACTAAAACTGAAATGATATAATCTGACATCCAATCTTTTGGGTAAATGAAAGATGGTACATTTTGCACACCTTCATACCAATCTTCTGCTGTTACATCAAATCCTGTGATTGATGATTTATATAAGAATGTTGTTATTGTTTTTTCACCCAAGTTAGATACATGAAAAATTCTACTTGTATCTGGTGTTGGGTCATTTACATAGTCTAAAAATGACTCGTCATCTCTTTCCCAGAAATCTTGTCTGTTAAATAGTCTTGAGAATGGCATTGTTGTAGTCACCGCATTATCAAAAGCTGAAGCACAAGATATAGATTTCTTTGAAGCTAAATCTCTTGTATCGTCAGTAGTTAATAAATTAAGAGCCCAAATTGGTCCACTTTCAATCATTTTTAAACATGTTCTGTGAAAGAAAGATCCTTTTCTTTCTAAACCTCTGTCTATTGAGCCAAATATAGTTTCAAAATCAACTTTATTTGTTATGTATATAGGATTATTTACAGGACCTCTTTTAGAGAAACCTGGAACTAAATTGATTAATACATTTTGAATTGGTAATTCAATTATAGAACTGTCTATTTCGTTGATAAATATACCAGGTCTTCTATATTTTCCTAAATCTTTATTTTGTATTCCCATAATTATTAATTATTTTTTACTGAAATGTAATTCCAGTTTTTTATTATATATTAAATAAAAAATCTAATTTTTCTTCAATTTTCTCTTTATATGAAATTCTTATTAGAATAATATCATTATTTTCACAAAAATTTGTTTTGGTTGAATCATGTTTTTTTACAATTTCGAATTTTTTAACACCACCAAAATAAGATATTGGTTTAAAGTGTTGTAAACCATCATATTCTATACATATATTTAAATTTGGAATAAAAAAATCAAAAGGTAAAGGATAAATATCCCTACAATTAAAAAATTTTTTTTGTCTTATATATTTGATATTTAATTTTTGTAAAATAACGGCTATATTCGTTTTTCTCCTTTACTTTCTTGGTAAATTGGGCACCCAACACCTCTCAAATGACTATTTGGTATTTGTGAAAAAATACCATGTTTTTGACATTTGACATTCACTTTTTTGTGACTGCCTATATAATTTACAAAACTATAGTCGTATTTGTTATTGTGTTTTTTATTAGATCTTTTAATAAAATCTTCCACGGACATTGTTTTTTTATCAAAACTACATTTTTCACAACCAACACCTCTTAAATGTGTATTTGGTTTTTGTTTAAATATACCATGCTTATGACAGTTTATTTTAATAGTTGTTTTACTATTTACATAATCAACTAAACTATAATCGTATTTGTTCCCATGAATTTTTTTGGCTTTTTCAATGAATGTTTTTGTTGTTAATTTTTCATTATTTGAACATTTTGGACAACCTTGTTTTTGTGAGTTGTGAGCATCTGGTGATTGATTAAAAATAACTCCACAGGAATTACATTTTATTTTAACTTTTGTTCTAGTATTAATATAATTTACAAAACTATAATCGTATTTGTTTCCATGAATTTCCTTGGCTTTATTTATAAAATCCAAGGTGGACAATCTTTTCATAGATTTATATATTAAAAAATAATATAAAAAATTTTAAATGAGGTTTTTTAGGTGTGTTTTAAATATAATAGTCACTTCTTCTTTATATTTTCTGGGGAAAATGATTGAATCGTGAACAGTGAATAATCTTATATGCGGAAGTTTATCATTTATTTCTTTAATTACCTTATTAAAAATAAAATCACTCTCCAATAATTGTAATTCGTGACTTAATGATTTATATGAATCTGATAAATATTTAAACTCTTTAATATATTCAAAAACAGTAGGATATAATTTTCTAAACATCTTACTTTCAACCTTTCTTTCATTGTTTTTACCAAATAATATTCTATACATCATTATTTTAGCTTCATTACGAGTTTTTAATTTATCTGGATAAGCTTGTTGTATTTCATCATAAATTAATCCATTCTTCACACAATCAATATACCTACGAACTTCATCATTGAAATTTTCTTCTCCCAATTCATTTTTAAGATACACTGCGAAAAACAATGGTTGTGAGTTACTTATATCAATTTCTTCTATCATATTACCATCTATGGATAAACAATTTTGTCTTATATGTTTCTTAAGCACAGTAAAATTAGTATGTAATCTACCATAAGAATCAAATTTAAAAAATATGTGGTCTGTTTTTATTCCATCAATTGAACTTAAATTTTTGAAATATTTTCCGAGTTCGATAGTTTTATTTTCTTTCTGATCTTTCAACCAATCAAAAGCACAATCATAATCTATTTCTACATGATATAAATCATTTATTAATTTCTTTCTTAAATCTAAATTGATTGGACTATCTTGTTGTGCTGTAAATGTTCTAAACAAATAGTCTTTTTTATGTTTCTTTAATAATATAGTGTCGGAAGATTTATGTCTAATTATGTCTAAATCAGTTATATTAAGTTTGAAAGTTTTTGCTTTTTTACCAGAATAATAATTTGATACTAAACTCATAAATTTATTTTCAACCAGGTAATCAACATAGATATTATATTTTTTACCATATTTTCTTCTTAGAATAGTTGACCACAAATTATGTTTTTGTTCGTTTGTGAAATAGAACTTTAGGATAAGTTCATGCATTATATTAATAAGGTAATCTGTCTTTAAGTTGTGTTCTTTATGTATAATCTTTTTTTCTTTGGTTAGGTACTCATAATTTCTTGGAAGAAATTGATATAGAAAGTTTTTGTTTTCGATTCTGCACATTCATCGTTCTTAATTTTGTATATTTATTCAATAACCTCATCAAAGTTTTATTTTAATAAGAATTTTTTATTAAGAATTTTTGCTGTATATTTGTACTATTAATAATAAATTAAGCGATATGAAATTTGAAACAAAAGACACCAAAAAACCTTATCTTTTCTTGCATAGAGAATATCTAGCAAATTTTAAAACACAAATAACAGCAATATCATTAAGATGTGGTAAATATCGTTGGACTGTCTATTTTAATGACTTTCTAACAATCGTTAGGAATGGTAAATCAACAATGTGTGATAACATATATCATACTAAATTTGGACATATGGCAACAAAAACAGGAATTAGAATTAATAAATAAAATAAAAAATAAAAAATATGAATATTAAAGAAATTGAATTTAAGAAAATAAATTTTGATAAAGTTGATGGTATAGGAGGTTTAAGGTATTGGAGAGGTATATTTGCAATGATAAACGGATTATGTGTTGCTAAAATAAATTATTGGGAAAGAGACGAATGGACAATAAGCGAATCTATAATACCTCAATATGTTTGTGTTGATAATATTGAAGACAGTATTGAAATATTTCCTCGTACATCTTTTGAAGATGTTGAAGATGCCAAACAAGCTGTTATCGACGGAGTTAAAAAATATGTAGAATTTTTCACAAAATAAAAATAAAATGATAAAAAATTTAAAAGTAGGTGATAAAGTTAATTTATCGTTACAATAACACTTGATTCTTGTTTTAACGTAAACATTTATTTACAATAACATTTAATACGACAATAATTTTTTATTTCAGTTAATTTCCTTATCTTTGTAGAACATTTATAAACATAAAAACAACATAAAAATATGACAAAAGCGCAAAAAGAATTATATAGCAGATTAAAAATCAAAAGTATAAAAACAATGATGGGTCGTGATGGTATGGCAATTAATTGTAATATCTTCTTAGACAACAAAAAAGTTGCTTTCTATCGTATGGATGGTAATGGTGGTGAAGGTGTGGTAGATGCATATCCAACTAAAGTTAAAGACAAAGACGACTGGTCATTAAATAGAAACAAACTAAAAGAAATATATTCCCTCCTCGAAAAATTACCTAAAACAAAATTAGAATTATCTGGTAATAATGAATTTACTCCTGACATTGATTGGGTTGTAGAAGAATTAGTTGAATATTCAAGACTTGAAAAAACAATGAAAAAATCGATTTGTTTTGGTAAAAATGAAAAAGTAATGTTTTTGGTCTTTTATTTCCTGATACTTACCAAATGGTATCATATAAAGGTATCAACAATCTTAATAAATTGAATCCAGCTGTTCTTAAGAAAGAAGTCGCTAGACTTAAAAAAGAACTTAAAAAAGACGAAGTTATACTTAACACTAATCTCCCTAAATAATATACTAAAAAATATGTTTGACTATCTAATAAAGAACAAATGTCACAAATTTAGTATGTATTTGTGACAAAAATAAAACAAACTTTTAAAATAAAAAGAATATAAATTAAACACAAATCTTAAACATAAAATAATATGGACGAAAACGCAAACGCAAACAAGAACAAAGAGAGTATGTTAATACAATTCTCAACTGAAATCACAGCATTAGCAAGAGAAGATTTGCTTGATCCAGTGATTGGTAGAGAACGTGAAATTGAGCGCGTTGCTCAAATATTAAGTCGAAGAAACAAGAACAATCCAGTTCTTATTGGTGAACCTGGTGTAGGTAAATCTGCTATTGTAGAAGGACTTGCAACATTAATAGTCAATGGTAATTGTCCTACAAACTTGTTAGACAAGAAAATCTTTTCAATTGAAATGAGTTCACTTGTTGCTGGAACCAAGTATAGAGGTCAGTTTGAAGAACGCATGAAAGGAATCATTGACGAATTGAAAGAAAGAGATGATGTTATCATCTTTATTGATGAATTACACACAATGGTTGGTGCAGGAAGTTCTTCTGGTTCATTAGATGCTGCAAACATCTTAAAACCAGCTCTTTCAAGAGGTCAAATTCAATGTATTGGCGCTACCACTTTTGATGAATATAAGAATTCAGTTGAAAAAGATGGTGCATTAGAACGTAGATTTCAGAAAGTTATCATCGAACCACCTACAACAGAAGAAACTCGTATCATTCTTGAAAACTTAAAAGATAGATATGAAGATTTTCATAATGTAGAATATACACCTGAGGCGTTAGACCTTTGTGTATCACTCGCTGAGAGATTTTTATCTGATAGAGCATTTCCAGATAAAGCAATTGACATTCTTGATGAAGCAGGTTCAAGAACACAGATTAGTAAATCTGTTCCTAAGATTATAAGTGAAATAAGTGAGAACTTGAAAGAAGTTGCTGAACTTAAATCTATCTCTGTTAAAAATCAAGGTTTTGAAAAAGCTGTGATATATAGAGATGAGCAACGAAGACTTGAAGAACAACTAGAAGTGGCTAAAAAAGAATGGCGTGAAAACAATTCTAAAAATGCTGTAGTAGTTGGTGGTGATGAAATTAGAAAAGTTGTTTCTATGATTTCTAAAATTCCTGTTGAAAAGGTTTCAACAAATGATGCTAAGAAATATTTATTACTTGAAGAAATTATGAAACGTTCCGTGGTCGGTCAAGATCAAGCATTAACAGAAATTTCAAGAGTTTTAAGAAGAAACAAAACTGCAATTTCAAATCCGAACAAACCTATTGGAACTTTTATGTTCTTAGGTAACACAGGTGTTGGTAAAACAGAAACAGCAAAAGTAATTGCTGAAGAAATATTCGGTCCAAATTCTTTAATTAGAATTGATATGAGTGAATATTCAGAAAAGATTTCTGCATCAAGACTTACTGGTGCTGCTCCAGGTTATGTTGGTTATGAAGAAGGTGGTCAATTAACTGAGGCTGTTAGAAGAAAGCCATTCTCAGTAGTTTTATTCGATGAAATCGAAAAAGCACACTCTGAGATATTCAATGTATTATTACAAATACTAGATGAAGGTCGTTTAACAGACAATACGGGACGTGTTGTGAATTTCCGTAACACTATTATCATTATGACAAGTAATGTTGGTGTGAAGAAAGCACAATCAATGGGTACAGGTGTTGGATTCAACACTGGAACATCTGTGAAAGCAGAAGAAGCAGTGAAGAATAACATCTTGAAAGAACTTAAAAATAAATTCGCCCCTGAATTTCTTAATCGTGTGAATGAAATCATAACATTCAATCAATTGACAGAAGACAATACAAAAGATATCGTTAAAATTCAAATGAATAAGTTGAAAAAACGTATCACTGATATCGGTTTCAAGTTATCTTGGACTCCATCAGTCATTGACTTCATCGCCAAAGAGACACACGATCCTAATTATGGTGCTCGTCCAATCGAAAGAGGCATACAGAAATTAGTAGAAGACCTTATCTCAGAAGAATTATTGAGAAATGAACCATCAGAAAATTCTTCAATCAAAGTTAAATACTTAAAGAAAGATGAGAAATTGTCAGTAGTATTTGAAGAGAAAACTAATTAAGTTTTTGAATTGTGAAAGAAAAGCCTGATATTTTTATCAGGCTTTTTTTATTATATTTATTTTTTATACCAGATATTTGCTGTATATTTGTAGTATCAAAATAATTAATGAAAGATATTACAAATAGTAAATAAATTTAAACGAATAAACGAAATTAATATGAGCCTAGCTAAAAGAATATTAGAAGAATACCCAAGAACATCTAAGAAACGTAGAGAAATTGAAGCGTTTATATATAGAGAACCAACTCATTTTCCAATAAACAAAGTTTGTCCAAAATGTCTCGAAACACACAAATATAAAGGGGAATTGTGCTCTGAGTGTTTGAAAAAGAAATTTGATGATACTATTGAAAAAATTGAAAAAATATAATGGCAAGAAAATATAGTAATAACTTTAATAGAGATTTCAATTGGTATTTGTCTGTAAGACATCTGTTCAATTTTGATGGTCATATGGATAGAGATATCACGTATGATCCTAATGGTGTTGATGGTAAGAAAGCATTCCAGAAATATGATGCTCAAGGACTTTTAGTTGATACTAAGCATCCAAATATATTTAAATCTTTATTAAAAACAAAAGGTTCAGTTAATTTACATATTAAAATGTATGCTGAAGATAGAGCAAGTTGTAATCTTGGTCTGATTGAATTCAGAGGATTGTGTATATATTTCAAATCACCTTTCTGGTTTAGAGAGGCAGTAGAAAATCAAAAAATTAAATATTATGAGTAAAAAGTGTAGACTATATTTAGAAAAAATACATGATGAAGATTGGAAAGCTGACAAAGAAAGAAATTTGTGGTTAAGAAAACAAAAATTAGAAAGAATAATCAATGAATAAGAAAAAATATTTACATATTAAGAAGAAAGCTGACAATTGTTATCAAGATACGAGTTATCAGAGGCAGTGGCATAAAAAAGTATCACACGAAGATGCTCCTTTTAAAGAGTCTATGGCTAAAAAACATTATATATCATATGCCAGAACATATATTAGTTTTGAACCTCTTCGTAATTTCTTAAAAGAACGTATTGGTTATCATTGGGATGATGTTTATTCAGAAATTGTTAAAAAAACTAAACCTAAATATAGATATCTTTTAGAACAACAATTAGGATATTATATAACTAGACCAACATTCTTTGTAGATTTTTTACCATATTTTCCCAAATATCGTTATACGGAGATGTCTAGGAGGTGGTAAAGACATTTTACTTTTAGATAGAGTATATATTGGTAGAGATGGTATCTTACAATATTTTGAAACTGAAGAAGAATTATTGATATATAATACTTCTAAAATAAGAGAAAAAAAACTATCCAGAATTTTGGATATATATACATTATCCTTATCTTTACAGGATACTTGTGTTCCTGATGCACATTAAATACTTATCAGGTGGTGGCGTTAAAGAGAATAATAATGATACCTGTTCTAAATGTGCATGATTAAATTATCTAATAATTTTTTATTTTATTTTTTCTAATTTTTTCACTTTTTCCCAATATATTA